TCATTAAGCATAGACATATCATCATGAAGCCCCATAGTCGGAGGGGGCCGTCTCTCTTTTATCTGAGCGATGTCACCCACAGGTATCTTAGCTCCTGCTCCACGCTTCAAATCACGAGGATTAGCCTTAGCCCCTGTACCCAAATACAAAGAGGGGTTTATCTGCTCTTCGACAATATCCACATGTTGATTACGCCTTTGGTTTATCGCTTTGACATGCTCTTTGATATAGTCTATCTCACTCTCACCATACGCAAGTATCTGTTTTTCACGCTTTGCATCATCCACACTAGAGAGTTGCTCACGTGCAAACCCCCACTGAAAAGGACACTCAGCAAACTTAGTCACACGCAAAAGCAAATTACCACTAGGGTAGTAGGTCTTACAGAGCCAACCATCAGAAACCTTTAGGTAAATCTCTTTAAGCTCATGGCGTTTAAAAGGCTCAAACCTATCTACATCATAAGAGGTGATAAAAAACTCTTCAAAATCTTTTAACTTATTGTAGAACTTATCTTTTTTCTTTTTACCCTTATCTGCCAAAATGATGTTACGTATCTCTTTGCCTGTTTTTTTATATCGATAAGTCACATAGTTGACATCTTCGGCATTACGTGCCTCTGGGTCTAAGCACACATCCATAGGGTTACACTCTTCTATGCGTATCGTTTTCTTCTTTTTGTCCCAATACTGAAACACCACCCCCACAGGAAAGACCAACATACGTAGCATCGCTTTGTTTAGCTCCACAAAAGGGTTACTCTTCTTCCAAAAATAATCTGATGCAATGCGTAACTGTCTAGCCGATTCAGCACTCTCATCGCCTTCCTTTTGTATATCTAAAGGGAAATTATCAATCTGAAAACTTGTAGAGAAGATACTTCTTTTTATCAATACCGTATCACGTGCTATAGGCGTTTGCACATAAGAGCGATTCATCTCTTTGGCTTTTTCAGCCATTGCCAAATCTACTTCATTTTTATATATCTTTTCAAGCTCATCCCATCCCTTACTCGCCTCTTTTTGTGCATTTTCGGCTTGTGCTATAAGATTATAGTCAAGGTCTATCGCATCTATTTGCATACTAACTCCCTTATATTTTGTTTTTGTTTCATGAGTAAAGCCCTCCCTCATCGGCTTCACTCTCATCTTCACCATCAAATCCAAGGGCATTAAACTTCTCTTGATAGGCAAACGCATCCATCTCATCATCTTCAGAACTGTCTGTCTCCATATCAAAAGAGCTAAGTTGTGACTCCAGTGTTGTAGTATTAGGGTCACTGGCATTAAACCAATTCTTACCTGCCACAAAAGAGGGTTGGGTATTGCCTATACGCGTATTTTTGGGTACACCCCCATGAGAGAGAGGATAGACAGGTATGCGTACATCTTCGGTTAGTTGTAGCACCTCTATACTAGAATGAAAATCATTTTGCATCCCCCCTTTTTCTATCCCAAAAAACAGAGGGTTCCAAGTCAAATAAGTCTCTATAGAGTAAACCCCCTTTTCAAAGGGGTCCCAATAGCCACTTTTGACCTCTAGCACATATCTATTACCAAAACCATCATACGCACAAGTGACTATCGCCGTCCTATCCCCAGTCTCTCCACCACTTGCCACATCCATAGTGGTATATATGCTACACGCTTGTAAATCCAACTTTGTACCATCATTAAAAACGATATATCGTGGTTTTTTGATTAGTATAGATATAGACTTCAAAGGGTTTTTAATCACTCTTTGCTTAGGACCACCCTCAAACTCCACATGAGAAAAGTATTTAAAGTACTCCTCTTTGAAAAGTACTTTCTCATCGGCTACTGGTCTATTCATATACTCACGCGAAAAGTTAGAGAGTTTCCCACGCCGTGCATAAGAGTCACGTACCCTAAGTATCTCTTCTATAGAAAAACGTGACGGCCATGCACTTTTGCCATCTTTGATGATAGGCACGACTATCTTCGCCCATTCAGGGTCTTTCAAACATCTATTGAGTAAAGAGTCTTTATGCAAGATAGTACCTAGAAATAGCATACGCCCCTTAGTAGGATGTAGCCCTGGCTTCAAATCATCATCAAACCAATTGGCTAATTTCTCACGTGATTTTGCATTGCCTATAGGATATTTTCCTACTTTAGACTCCAAATCATCTATCACAATCAGCGTAGGTCTAGCAAAATCAGCCGTGTTCCCCCTTGGGTCTTCCCCTGCACCGATGGCTTCAACCACACACTTTTTATGCCCATCCACGATGACTTCAAAAAAATCATCTTTCCACACTTCCCCTTTGGTAACGGCAAAGCCCTTAAGCATCATCGCTTCAAAAAGTTTACGTATATCACGCACAAACTTCATAGCCTTGTTGCTATCTTTGCTCACCACTTGTGTATAAGGTTCATGGTTAAAAAATATCTCTGTACTCACATAGGCTTTATTGTTGATAGTGGTTTTTGATGCACCACGAAAAACGACTATGGCAGTAAAACGGTATCGCTCTTCAACTAAATTTAGTGTATCTATGTGAAAACGAGGGGTTTTGGTTTTGGCTTCAAAAATTTGAGGTGCTACACTCTTGACAAAGCGTAAACGGTGCAGAGGCTCTATCCTACTCATCTATCTCAACCTCTATCACTTCATCTTTCAACGCAGCCAATACATCTGTTGAGTTGGCAAGTTTGGTAGCCATAAGCATCGCTTGACGGTCAAGTAATTTGTCTTCACGCATAGAAGTCACCTCGAGTATCTTTATCACCGTTTTTGTATTCGCTTGAGAGAGATGGTTCTTGGTTTTCATCTCTTTGGCATAATATTTCATTTGCTCTTGAAGTATGGAGTATGCAGACTCTTTCAGGCTCTCATTGGCTTCAAAATCTACCAATATCTTTTTGGTACTCTTATCAAGAGAACTTTTAGCAATAATCTCACTTGCTTTTCCCTCATCAAGCGTAGAAGCAGTGACAATCTTTTTCACTTTTTGAGCCCAATCAAACTTTTTAGCCCATCTTCCCAGTGCAGAGGTAGAACTCTTAATCCCTTTATTCTCTAGCATCTCTTTAAGGCGTGAAAAACTTACAGGCTTAAAGTCGGTCTCATAAGAGACACTATCAAGATAGAGTGCTTCAGCTTTTTGCTGTTCTGGTGTCATTTGAGAGTTCATACATAGATAGTATAAAAAAGAGATTGTTTTTTTGTCGAGTAGCAAAAAAGAAAAATGGTTATACAGAGTGCATCGCACCAAAGCAACACTGTATAACCACCTATTAAAAGGAGAATGAAAAAAAATATGTAGCACTGCACAAATAAAAAGTATTATTTGTGCAAAAGAAGTATAAAAAAAAGAGATTGTTTTTTTGTCATATACCTTTTATCTGATGATACGCTCTATGGTTTCAGAAGCACTTTTTGACCCTGCCAAATAATTAAGCGTCAAATACTTATCTATCGTATTGGCAGACAAATGCCCCAAAGCTCCAGACATATCCACAGCACTCTGCCCCTGTTCAGCCATAGCAGAGACTATCACATTGCGTAAATAGTGCAAAGTAAAATAGGGTAACCTCTTTTTGATATGGGCTGTAGTCTTTTCTATATTAGCTATAGGGGTATTAGGTAGCGTAGGAGAGCAGAAAACCCACTCACAAGAGGGGTCATAAAACTTTGCCAAAGCCTCTTTCACCAAAGGAGGTAAAAACATCTTTTGCACTTCATCATTTTTTGTATCGATAAGCACCACATAGTTATGCTCAAAACTCACATTCTTCCAACGCAAAGAGAGTATCTCCCCCTTACGCCTACCCATCAAAGCAAACAGGTACAAAGCACGATAAAAATCATCATCTCTAAACTCATCCATTATCACGCTATAAATCTCTTTGAGTTTGCTTGATGCATCTGTCACCATCTTCTTGCTCTTTGGTATTTTCACTTTCACACCATCACAAGGAGAAAACACCACAAGCCTATTCATAATAGCCTCCTTATAAAGTGGACGCAATATCTCCAAAGTGGTATTTATAGTACGTGCACCCAATCCAGCACGCTCCTGTTTGGCTATACACTTCTTGATATCCATAGGTAAAATTTCATCTAACTTCTTAGCCCCTAAAGAGCCATCAACATAATTATCATAATGGCGTTTTTTGGTGATTGTCCAAGTGGTTTTGGGGAGTGAAGAGAAGAAAGTTTTGGCATAATCGCGTAACCGTGGCATAGACCCACGATGCACAGATTCAACCTTTTCTATCAATGTATCAAGTTCACGCATAGCCACACGGATTCTGTCACGCTTAGACCATCCTTTTTTGCTATAGTCTAATACTTTACGTTTCCACCTATTATCACGTTTGACTCGGATTAGAAACCGTGTATATTCTTTATTACTGCTAAGGTTAGACTCAATTTTTTGAGTAAATTCTTTGGTGTCTATTGCCATGAGGTGCTACCTTTGGGTGCTACTTTGATACCAACAATATACACAAGATACCCATTGGCAAAGATTAAACACCCCTCTAAAACAACAAATACTAGGGCAAAAGAGAAAAAATAAGATTAGATTAAACAACTCATAACCGAGTGGTCGGGAGTTCGAGTCTCCCCCGACCCACCACTACAAACAA